TTTTTTCATTTTATAATCCATTTCTCTCCTCTATTTTTAAAAGTTCTATTTGTTTATAATATTGATCTACCTTTTCCAAAAATTTGTGCATATATTTTTGAAACTCTTTACCTTCAATAACAAATTCTTGATAGTAATTATCTTTAGAACACATCATCACCACCCCCTTTGCAATATTTGTTTTATATACATAATTGTGGGCCATTGCATAAGCTGCAAGTTGGATACAATAATCTTCAATCCATTCTCTTCTTTTAGGTTTATTGGTTTGTTTGAAATCCACTATAGCTAGCTCATTTTTATGCAGCGCTACAAGGTCTGTCTGGCCCGCATACAGCCCAGGATAGTATAATGTGCACTCGGTGCCATAATATTCAGAGATGTTGCTTAAACCCTGCTCTATGACCCGTATAGCCATATTATGGGCCTGTTTACCAACCACTGTTTCATCTAAATAACCCTCTTCAAGGATATATTTCTCTAATATCTTGTGCATAGCTGTGCCTCTAGCGGCACTCTCTTCCACGATCCGCGCTGCATTGTCCTCTCCCATTTTTAATCGCCACGCATCCAAAGATGCGGTCTTCTCGGGATCTTGGGTTGCAGATAAAATAGTTGTAACCGATGGTAATTTATATTTACCATCATTAATATTATAATGACGCTTGCCGTTAATCGCTTCTCGAATCGTTTTTGGGTATATATATTTTTTATTTAGTTTCATAAATTTCCTTTTTATTTTTTTTAGCCATAAACATTTTATAATATTGTAAGTCGATTATATTTTCCGGAGTAGGTTTATGAGATGTATAATGATTAATGACTTGACTGATCTTATCTAATTTAGTGTGAGAAAATTCAAAAAAATTTAGACAAGTTTTAAAGGCATCTCTAAAAACACAACGCCATCTCCATTGCATTTTATGCCCGTTTTTCCTAGGTTTTTTGTTAACAGTTCCAACTCCTACAATCTCGTGAAAGATTCTAACAGTTGCTTCATCCGTCATTGCAACTTCCATAGAAATTCTCCAACAATCATAAACACCACTGCTTTTCTTTTCTTTGTATTTTTTGTAAGTGATACACCCTTCGCCGTCAAACAAACCTGCGGCGTAAGCTAAATTTAATTTTCTATCATAAGAAGTTGGCTCAACACTCATTGAAGCCTTGCTTTCTCAACATCTTTTAATAAATTTTTTAACTTTTCAATTTTAATTTTGTCATCCACTACACCATCATTAATTAGTTGCTCCATTAATTCTGCTTCCACTTCACCTTGTGAATTACAAGTTGGACATTGATGGACCTCAGTAAAAGAAGATGCATTGATTCTTAAAAAGCCATTGCCTTTACAATGATCACAAATTATTTTAACTTTCTTTTCCATTTTTATATCCTAATTTTTTAGCAGCTCTTGAAGCTAATGCTTCGATAGTTTTACTAATTGTTAAGTTTGCATCTAAAAATTTTCCATTCGCTAGAAAATTTAATTTTTTATAAGTATCAATAGGTACAGATACTGATTTAAATTTATTTGGGTTTGCCATTTGGTTTTCTTTCTTTAGTTAATTGTTAATAATATATGGGAATCTATACTAACAAATAAGTGCTTGTCAAACAAATAATTTTAATATAAATTGGGGATCTCTTCTCACACCTTTTGTTTGTTCGTCCCTTTCTTGGGACGAGCAGACAATTTAGAATGATTCTAACCTTGTCCTTTATAACGCTTTTGAGATTTTTGCCTTTTTTCCGCCTTATTTAAACTTTTCTTATGTTGGCGAGGCCCTCGTTTTTTAGGTTTATCACGAGGTGTGAAGTGTGTAAATTTAACTTTGGCCATTGACTACTTTTCCCAGTCGTGAAGATAATACTGTCCTTCAGGGGATGTATTTATAATAGGGATGTAGCTAATTTTACCATTAACTCTTTGTTCTAAGTCAGTACCACAAGTAATGCATCTATAATATTCTTTATCGATGTTAACTAACATTGTGTGTTCTGTGCAAGTAGGACATTGTCCTTTGACAACCTCTACATTGAATTTTAAACTTTTATCTTTTTTCATTACCTATCTCTAACAGAATCAATGAAATTGTAAACCCTTCCAAATTGCTTGTCAATACTCATCAAATCAGTTTGAATCATCGTTACTGTTAATTGAAGTTCTATAAGTGTGACCAATGTCCACGTAGCAAGTCCCATTAGGATTGTACCAAGTAATGCAATTAACATAGTATTAGTTTTTCTAGTCATCTAGCCGGTCCACCAAAAACAGCTAACAAACAAATAGCTACAATTAAAATAGCTGTGAACTTGTAATTCATATCTGGTTCCATATAGGCACCCTCCATTATTGACACGATAAACATTCCTCATATTCAATTTCTTTTTCAGCTTCGTGTAAACATTTTTTACACTCACATAAATCCATTAAAGGTGTGTAATGTTCTGAATCTATTTTATCTTCGCTGCAGTGACACCCGTGGCCACAATTTTTACATCTAACCATCATAATATTAAGAGTTGTTAGTTTTTATTTTAAGTGTGTATTTTATAGATTGAGAAACTTAAAATCAATCTTCTTTATCATCTATTTTATAAAACATTTTATCAGTATCTTCTGTAATCCAGTTCTTATTTTCAACGTTCCACTCTGTAGTTTGGACGTTATAGTCTGGAATATCACTATTAAATGTAAAGTTAGAAATGTTCCACAGAATACGATTATTAGGCTGAATTGCATAATTGCCGTTATCAAGAGCCAATACGTGACCACACTTATGTTGATCAGGAATTTCACTATGCTCTGTATCCAAGATATTACTTTCCGGATGGGCCCAATCAATTGTAAATAAATATTCTCCATAATAAAATTTTTTATCTTTACCAAAATATTTTCCACGTTGCGAGGTTAAATAACCAAAGCTATGAACACTAGGATAATAACTAAAGCTGTTCCACAATTGTAACTCGTCGACTTGCATATCGGGCACGTCGGGTCTGTCATACGATTTTTGGAAAAACGCAGAGATAGGCAATCGAAAAAAGACTGCGCCGTTTGGTAACATAATGTGAAATAATGTTGCCGCTCCTGCCATACTTGTGAGACCAAAGACAACACACTCTTCACTTTCTCCTTGATGTGATTTAAAATCATATAAATACTCCTTCCTTACTTTACAATAAATAGGTGGTATATCTGCATTTAGATAAGCCATTATTTAATTTCACCCCAATTGGCTCCTTTTTCATAGTCAACTTTATTGGGAACTTTTAATTCAACAGCAGATTCCATAATATTAATTATCTCTTCTGCTTTTTTATCAGATTCTACAGAAATATCCACTTCGTCGTGAATTTGAATATGAGGTATTATACCGTTTTCATACAAAGCTACCATAGATTTTTTAGTCATATCTGCTGCACTACCTTGAATTAACTTATTCAATGCTTTATAAGTAAAGGCTCTTTTTAAAGGCTCATCGTATTCTTTTCTAGCCATCTCTAACGGTAAAGGTTTAAAGACTCCAAACTGTACAGGTTGCCATAAATCAAAATGACACGCACGTCCACCTAAAGTTCTAATCTTACCTCGGTCGTTTGCTTTACGAGATACATTATCCATTAACTGTTTAACAAAGGGTGCTTTGGTGTGATATTGTTTTATTAATTTTTCTGCAGATTCTTTCATCAAACCTAGTTCAGCCATTAATTTATTTTTACCCATACCATACATCAAACCAAGGTTAATAGTTTTAGCTTGCTTACGTTCAATGCCTGCCATATCTGCAACTACCTGGTGGAAGTCTGCATCGCCTGCATTGTATGCGTCTACAATTTCATCAACACCATTTAAGTTTTGAAGTTTTGCATAGTGAACTAAAATTCTAGGTTCTTGTTGTGAGTAGTCAAACGATCCCCAAACCGTTTTTTCTTCTGGAATAAAAATAGATCTAATCATCGGTCCGAGTTCCGGATGCCTCGCTGGAATTTGCTGTAAGTTTGGATTGGACATAGAGAATCTACCCGTCACCGTTCCGCCTTGATCTGATCGTATTTGATTTATGTCTGCGTGTATTCTACCATCAACAGAATGTTTTGTAATCGAATCAATAAAAGTTGTGTGCGCTTTATTAATCTCTCTTGCATCTGCAATTAACTTTGGTAGTTCGTGAGGATGATTTTGTAAAAAGTTTTTTGTAAAACTTGGTTCATTACTTCTCTCCGTTCGATCATAAGGTAATTTTAATTTATCAAAAGCTTTTGCAATAGATCTAGCTGCGTGTATTTCTACGTGAACACCTGTTAAGTCTTTGATTTTATTGATAATTTTAGACTCACGTTGCATAAGATTTTTTTTGATATTAGCTGCTTTGTCTAAATCAACTCTTACACCTTTGAATCTCATATCAACTAAACAAGGAAATAGTTTTGTCTCCAATGTAAAGACATCCATTAGTTCTTGATTATATAATTCTACTTTTAATCGTTGCCAAAGTTTTAAGGTAGCTTCCGCATCACGCTCCGCGTACTGTCCAACAAAAAGCGCGGGTAATCTCCACATATCTTTTTTAGGATCTAATCCATATTCTTTTGCTGCAGCAGTTAAAACACTTTCGTCTTTACCAATTCCTACATAAAATTTAGCCAAGGTATTTAATGCATAAGACATTCTATTTTCATCAATCAATGAAGCTGCAATCATAGTGTCAACTATCTTACCTTTAACAGTAACACCTGCTGATCTTAACCAACAGACATCATACATTGCATTGTGAAATATAAACGTAGTATCAGGTTGATTACATACATCTTGTAGCCAAGATAAAACTAAATTTCTATCCATATTACCACCAGACTCGTGATGGATTGGAAAATAACCTGCCCAACCTTCTACGGCCACCGCAACGCCAGCAATGTGTCCTCTACCAGTAACATTACCAGAACCCAGTGTCATTAAATGAGGGTCATTGGTTTCTAAGTCAATTGCAATTTCTTTATGACCTTTTAAATCTTTTAATTCATCAGGCATTACCCATTCTGTTTCAGGAGTAAATAATGGGATTTGTGTACTTCTCACGAGTAGTCTCTCTCTAATATCATTTCTAAATAGTGTATAGCTTTCTTCACGTCCTCTTCCTTTCCCTTAAATTGATGTCTACAGATATATTTTATAGCGTTGCCTTCTGCAAATAGCAACTTGTTTTCGTTAATAAATTCAGCAGGTTGAATTTTCATACCTTTGTAATGTTTCCCACCTACCTGCTTTTCTAGTGAGTCGTAGTTTGTTCCTTTAAACATATCTTTACTTGTCATTTTTTTTCTCCTCATAATCTTTATATTCTTTTATTAATTTTTCAGATGGATGCCAAACATCAACAGCTGTATGACAATTTGGACAAGATAAATTACTTACAATATCATAGTCTTCATTATCTTCAGTGTCGTGATCTCCACCCCATATTAATTCTTTATTACAATGCCAACAGTTCATTTAATTTGTTTTCCTATAGTTTTCATTACCTTCTATATTTCTGTAATTTACGTATTCAAAATAAACAACATAAAGTAATTCTTTTGCTTCACTTAAAGTCATTCCTTTGATCATTTTTTTTAACTTTTTTCGTTCTTTCATAAATACCTCGTAGTTATAAAGTTTTGGTTTCTTCATATTATATAAGCTCGATTAAAATCTTTTGGATCCAAGACGTGCAATTCACGCTTCGCTCTCGTCGCACCAGTATAAAATAATCTATGTAATTCATCTGGGTCGTGACTAAACGTCTCCAACGCTGCATTTGTTATGTCTTGCATCAATAAAACTTTATCAGCTTCTCCTCCTTTCGCTCCGTGTATAGTTGACATTGTTATACGAGGGTTTTTATTTATATGTTCTCCATTCGCCCTCATATTACGAATGTAGTTTTCAGTAATGGTATCCAATCCTTCAAAAGATTCATACCAAACTTTATCTGTTATTAAACCGTGGTCCTTTTTACATTCTTCTAAGGTATACTTATCATCTGAATGTAATGTTTTACCTTTTTGAAATCCAGGTAATACATTTGCTCCAAGGTATTCATAAATATTTTTTATTTCTAAATGATTTAATAGTTCTCCTTTACGCCAATGTTCCCAATTGTTTAAAGCTAACAATAGTTTTAAAGGAATAGAATTACGTCCTTTGTATTGATAATACCAACCTTGTAGTTCACATAAATCTTTAGCATCATCTAAAAAATAATTTGCAGAAGATAGTACTAACCAATTACCTTCACTCATATCTACTTGAGTAATATCAGAATAACGTTTTAAGATACCCACCTCATCTCTAGGTTTATAATCTTTTTCAAATCTATTATTTACTTTACCTATAATTTTTTGAGACAATTCGTGTATAGGTCCACCAGGTATTCTATAAGACTGATCTAATACCTTAATATCATTTACTTCTTCTTTTAAAGCTATGAAATGATCAACATCTGCACCGGCCCATTTAAAAATTGCTTGGTCATCATCTCCTGCAATATAAGTTTTCTTTGCATACTTCCAAAGATGTCTAACCATTTCCCATTGTATTAGAGATAAATCTTGTGCTTCATCAATAAATAATACTTCTAAACTTCCTGGTAAAGACTCACTAATAAAGTCTTCTATTAAATCTGTAAAATCTTTTAAACCTTTTTCTTTTTTAAATCTTTTTAATTCTTCTGATAATAAAAATAAAGTACCTCTCTCTATGTCTAATATATTTTTTCTAGAATCATAATAGTCTAATAAATCTAATCGTTTGACACGTGCTGTATTAATAATAGTTAAGTATTCATTATCAGAATTAAATGTACCATCCTCCGATGAATACGAAGCTGTCTTAATTGGAATACCACATTTTTCACCAAATTCTTTGTAGTCTTCTTGCTTCATCATCTTTTCTTTAGTCATTCCTAAATTTCTAAAAGCCAATGAATGTAAGGTTCTAAAATTATCTAAATCATTATCAATATCTAATCCAAATTTTTCAGCAGCTCTATTTGCAGCTTCTGTTGCGGCTTTCTTTGTAAAAGAAAAATAACCTATCTGTTTAGGTCTAACCCCTTGTTGAATAAACTGATCCACTAAATCCAATAGTGTTGTTGTTTTACCTGTTCCCGGAGGTCCCAGTATTATTGTTTTCATATTTCTTTAGTTTCTTTTCTAGTTGTTTAATGTATGCTTTTAAATCATCTACTTGATGCTCATAGTTTTCTACTTTTAATCTAAGTTTTAAAAGTATGTTTTCACCTATCATTAAAAATGCTCCTCTTGATATGCAACTTTAGAAGTTGCTGCCTCTACTTGTTTCATTGTTTTTATTTTAATTAATCTAGGTTGTTGTTTCTTAACTCTAACTCTTGCTTCTTCTACAAATCCATCAAGTTGTTTTAATAGATTACCTGTTTGTGTTTTATCTTTTTCCCAATGATTACGTTTACAGAAATTAAAAAAGTCTTCCATTCTAAAATATGTAAATTCTTTTTGCTCATCCGTAAAAGGTAGTTTATTAAATACATCATCAATAGTTCTTGCACTCTGTCTATTGGTTGTCCAATCTTGTAATAAACCTGTTAATTCATTTACTGGATTTAAAGATTCTAATGGTTCTACTTCTTGTAATCCCTGCATCATTGGTTTTAAAAAATGTTGTTTCCAATCTTTTGGTTTTGGAACAGGCACTACTAAGTTAGCTTGATCTAAACACGCTAATGCAAATAACTCTGGTCTGTATAGTTGTTCTGATTTTAATTCTATTCTAGTTTTATCTACATCTAAAAACCATTGTGGTGGATTAGATGCATACTTTGTAAGACTTCCTAATATTGGCATTTCTTCTTCACCAAAACCTACACCAAATCTTTTAGTTCTACATAAACCAGATTGACATACAGCATTGATAGGTGCATCTTTACATCTATACTTATCATAACCTTTTCTATTAACTGATTTAATTAATTGTTGAACCTCATTATTACTTAATGGTGGTTCCATAAATTTCATATTTGCTTTTACAATTTCATCTTCCCAAGTATCTGGATGTGCTTGTTTGTAATACACTGCAACATTAAATAATGCATTGTTCCTAGACCCCTCACCAAAACCAATTGATGCTAATTTATTTAAGCAAGGGGGTCCTCCAGGGAAAGCTTCTTCTATTTTTTTTTCTTCTGTTTTAATTTTTTCGACTTCTTCTTTTGTCCGACTGTAAACATCATAGAGCTGATAAAATTCCTCAAGTGTACAACCGGCGCCATTATCGTTGATAGCATAACGTAATCCTTTCATTTCATTGTGGTAAGGTAAGTTTAAAAAGTTACCAGTGTCACCACGTTCCACTAATATCTCTGTTTGTTTAGGAAAAATTTCTGAACCTTCATATCCTAAAACTACTGCAAATTTTTTAAGAGTATTCTGCATTAGAGTTGCAGAAATGTTTTCTCGTGTGAATAAAAATACGTGTGCGCCGCCAGATTTACTACGGCAAACTATTAAAGGAAGTTTAAGATTCCTAATATTTTTAACGAGGCTAGTGTGATCAAAGTTATATTCGTCAATATCAATGCACCCCCACCTACAATCATTATTTTCTGTGATAGGGATAATGCCAAGTGCTGGTCCTTCTCCTGCAAGATGTCTTTCCCAGAGATCGTCGGTAACGGGTTTACGTACAATAAAAGCTTTTCCTTGTTGCTTTCCGTTTTCACCACGTTCACCTGGTTGATATTGTCCATAAGCTATCTCTAATCCTTGAAATATATTTTTTAGTTTATCATTTCTCATTATCACTTCTTTCTTTTTTGTAAAGGGGGAAGTTACCTTCCCCCTCATTTTTATTAGTAAGGAGTTGAATCCTGTACTTTCTCTTCCACATCAGCTTTTGTTTGAACGTTTCCTTTAGACACATTTCCGTTAAAATCTTTAGCCATTAAGTATAAAGATTTATCGGACTGATCTAAAATTCTGTCCTGTGTTACCGACCAACCATACCAAGAACCTTTATCGTTCTTTTGTAGTACAGATTGAAGGTTATACACAACTCCGTGCATTGGAGGTATAGCAAATCCACCCTTACCATCAGCAATTTGTATGGTTTTCATCATAGAATTCCATTTTTTACTAACGTTTAATTGAGTTGATTTCATAGTAATCAATGCTGGTGTCATTCCACCTGTTTTTGTTTCAACCAAAACATAGTAAGAAGCTGTCTCTTCTAAGTAGTTACCATTAGGTAATCTAATTTTAGATCCATCTCTCTTACCTGTTTGAATTACCGGACTGTTCGGCAAGTGTACTGCCACAGGTGCTCCTGGGCCATCTCCTCTATCCGACCATTCTGGATAATCCTTTTTATAGTAACAAGGAATAATCTTGATACCTTTTTTACCATCGAATAATTCGCTGGTAACAGTATTGTAGATATTGCCTGGTTTAGCACCATCTACATACTTCGCATCACCTTCAGTCACCTGCGGTGATAGTTGTCCTAAGATTCTGATGAATGGTAACGCCATATCTTCTTGCGTCATATTCTCAAAACCTTTTTGTACATCATCACCAAACAAAGCGATTGATGTTTCTTCCTTAGCTTTTATTTCATTAGCCATTATACATTCTCCATTATTTACGGGTTATTTTAGTTTTGTCTTTAATCCAAGTACTAAAGACTTCAGAAGGCATATCGAGCCCGGACTCGATACGCTCTCTAAATAGGGCAGTCAATGTCATCCAAGCCACATCAGATTTCTGCTGTGGTTGAAAACCATTTTCCGCCGCAAGGTTAAGCAACTGCTCCGCCTTGTCATCTTCTCCCTTACCAAAGGTTACAAAGACATTGTTTTTAATAATATCCCCCAACCCTTGATCACGAAGCCATTTATAGCACTGCTCTCTTTTATCCTCATCTTTAGGAAGAGTGCATCTATATTCTTTTTTTACAGAAACTTTAGAACCATCTGATAATTTAATTTCAGATAATCCTTGTTCGTGTAATAATTCTGGAATAATTCGAGAACTAATATCATCAGCCTCCAATTTTTTTGCTTTGAGTTGCTCTTCTAAATCTGCAATCTCATCTTCTTTTTGTTTTAACTTTACACATTCTTGTGCAACAGTTGAAACTTCTACATTATCAAGAAGATCTTTTGAATCTTCTAACATCATATTTCTTACGTCTTCACTCATCTTATTTATCCTTTCTGATACATATCAACTTCAAGTGGATAGTATCTATATTCGCGTCTATCCCATTTTAACATATTAAACTGTCCGTTTGTAATGTCGCATACTGCCGCAGTTGATATTCCTATTATTACAGGATCTCCTACCGCAAGTAAATAATCTTCTTTTCGAAAGTCTTGTAAATTCTTTTGCATCTTTTGAACATAAGGTGCAGTAGATAATATTGCCTGATCTCTATTAGGCAAACATATTACAAGATAACCAAAATCGGACGCACTCAATATATTAATATTAGGCGCTGGTTGTTGAATCACATATACAAATGTTTCTTTAGGATTATTTTTAGAAAATTCTAAAAACTCTTCTAAAGATTTTGGTTTATATAACTCAAATATTTTATTTTTCATTTCTTATTTCTTTTACTTGACAGACTTCTTACAGTAATTTATATAATTGTCAACTAGAAAGAAGAAAATAATTATGGAATATAAATTTAAAACAAAACCCTATGCACATCAAATAACTGCATTGGAAAAATCGTGGAATAAAAAAGAGTACGCATATTTTATGGAGATGGGTACTGGTAAATCAAAAGTATTAGTTGATAATATGGCTATGCTTTATGATAAAGGTAAAATAAATGGGGCATTAATTATAGCACCTAAAGGTGTTTATAGAAATTGGTATTCACAAGAAATACCAAATCATTTAGCTAGTCATATAGATCATAAAACTATATTATGGACGGCTACAATTTCTAAAACTAAAGAAAAAGAATACTTACAATTATTTAAACCAGATTATGATCTTCATATTTTGGTTATGAATGTTGAAGCATTTTCGACAAAAAAAGGCCTTGAATTTGCCGCAAAGTTTATCAACTGTCATAATACTTTAATGGCTGTCGATGAGTCTACAACTATAAAAACACCTACTGCTAAAAGAACTAAATCTATTTGTTCTTTGGGTAAACACGCTAAATATAAAAGAATATTAACAGGTTCTCCTGTGACAAAAAGTCCATTAGATTTGTATACTCAATGTGAATTTTTAGATGAAGAACTGTTAGGATTTGGTTCTTTCTATTCTTATAGAAATAGATATGCAGTAATGGTTGATAGAAATTTTGGAGGAAGAAGAGTGCAAATACCTACCGGTTATCAAAGACTCGATGAGTTATCGGAAATATTAAAGAAGTTTTCTTATCGTTGTTTAAAAGAAGATTGTCTTGACCTACCTGAAAAAATATATGTAGAGAGACAAGTTGATTTAACTGAAGAGCAAACTAAAGCTTATGCGACTATGAAATCCGCGGCCCTCGCTACTTTAAAAGGTAAGATGGCAACCGCGCCTCACGTACTAACGCAAATGATGCGTCTACATCAGATCACTTGTGGTCATTTAAAGAATGATGATGACAGTATTACTGAACTAAAAAGCAATAGAATCAACGCTTTATTAGAGGTTTTAGATGAAGTTGAAGGTAAAGTTATTATCTGGGCTAACTATGTTTATGATATTAAACAAATTGTAAATGTAATTAATGATAAGTATGGAGAGGATTCAATTGTACAATACTATGGTGCAGTTGATTCTGAAACTAGACAAGAGAATATTAAAAAGTTTCAAGATCCAGATTCTCCTGTAAGATTCTTTATTGGCAATCCACAAACAGGCGGTTATGGTATAACTTTGACTGCTGCCAGTAATGTTGTGTATTACTCTAATGGTTATGATCTTGAGAAAAGATTACAATCAGAAGATAGAGCACATAGAATAGGTCAAAAGAAATCAGTGACATATGTTGACCTTATAGCACCAAAAACTGTAGATGAAAAAATTAGAACAGCTCTACGGAAAAAAATAAATATAGCAACACAAGTGATGGGAGAGGAGTTAAGAGACTGGATATGAAATTTAACCAAGGTGATAGTCACGATTTAAAAATACAACTAGAGTATCTAAATAATAAACCAGAGTATCAAGAAGATAAATTAAGAATAGCAAAAGAAAAACATAAACGTTTTGATTTTTGGAATAAAAGTAAAATCATTGAGTTTAAAAAAAGAAACTGTAGTCACAATCAATTCCCTGATTATATTTTACAAGAAGATAAGTTAAGAACTAATATGGAAATTGCAAAAAAACATAATATAAAATTTTATTATCAAAATAGATTTAGTGATAATAAAGTTTGGGAATGGGACATAACAAAAATGGTTGAAGAAAATAAATTACCTGAACCTATTGTTAAAGAAATGAATCATTATACTTATGTAAATGATCAACAAAAAGTTCCTAAAAAAGTTTATATGCTAACATTAGCTATGGGTTATGAAATTTAAAAATTGGGATAGTAGCAGGTCTCTGGTATGTCCGTACCTAGATTGGTTCGGTTTTTTCTTTTTGTCCGTAAGCAAATCAATCACTGCTACAATTAAATATCTTGTAACCCCGTTTCGCGGTTAAGGAATTTATATTCTATTTTAGTTATATCAAAATCTTCTTTTATTTTTTGACAAATATTTTCTACATTTAATTCACCACAAGAATAGACATCAAACTGCATCAAAGCAGGGGATGGTTCATCCCAAATATGCATAGCGATGTGTGATGTTTCAATAATTGCAACGGCTGTAATACCACGGTTGCCTGGCATTTCACAATACTTAACGTAAGGCCCCATAAATAATTTCATATTAATGGAACGTATAAATTCTTCGAACCAATCTTTTAATTGTTCTTCGTTTGTAGGAGCGCGTAAAGCTTCGGCTCTAATGATTAGATGTTTGTGTACTAATAAACTATTTTCCATTTAGGCTATCTACACTAAATCAGTAGCTTTGCCAATAATAGGTTTGTATTTAGTTTTGCCTTCTTCTTTGTAAGCCCATAAGTATTGTTTTCTAGGCTTTTCTGTAACATAAGAACAATGACACCATCCGCTGTTAGGTTCTCCTTTTTTATAGAACTCAAGAATCATTTGATCAAAATCTAAATTTTTATATATCCAATCACAAAGCTCAGCATTATCTACACCTTGACACTCAAAATCGACGGCTTCCGCATCGCAGTGTTGACTATTAACTGAACTACCAATAGCTTGAGATAGCTCTGGAGATCTATAACACGATGTCACCATTACGGGACCAAAATGATCTCGAACCGGTTGTAAAATATTATCACATAATAATTTTAATTTTGCTATTTGATCTGAGTTTGGATTATTATCTATACCCTTACGAACAGCAGTGTCTGATTTAATTAATTCTTGAAGCGTAAAATTTCTACTTAGATTCACAGTAATACCCTCCCACTGGTTTTTTATTATAAAATCCTTGTATCCAAACTTGTCCATTGCCTTGAGAATAATTTGGATTCTTTACATAGTATACAACTTTATCATAAAGCTGTGAACAAGACATTCCTAATGGAACATCAATAGGTTTAAGTTCATATGCTGTAGTTGATAGTATCAATATTAAGATAAGTTTCATTTTACTTTATAAATTTTCTGGCTTGATTTTTTATTAAAGTTGGGATTCCTACGTCTTCATAGGATTTACCCCTTGTTCCATAATCTTCAGAACCCAACGTATCTGTTGCTATGTATTCTGCAAAATCTGGATTTGCTTTATATTTATCTTCTTGACTTATTATACCTAAATTTAATTCAATAGGAATTTCTTCTCCTTGTCGAAATCCTGCAACAATTCTTGCATATTTAGAAGCATCTATATTTCCAGCTTCAAATGCATTTTTAGCTCTTTCTAATATTTGTTTGTCTGATTCGTATTGTTGGTATGATTCTGCTTCATTTGGCATCATTTTTTTAAGAGACTCCAACCATTCTTTATCTTTTTCAGCTGAAAAAACTTTATCTAAATTTTCATATGTATCGAGGTGAGGAATAACTTTAGTATTTTCTTTTCTTCCTTCAAAATATTCTTTATTATCATAAAGAGTTCCTCCTCCAACACTTGGACCAAAATTGTGTTTATCTTTTACAATAAAATTTCCTTCATCGTCTTTAGAAAAAGTTGCTTGTCCCAAAGTCATATCAATATTAGTTGCAGGATCTGTAAAAGCTTTAGCAAAAGAAAGTTTTCCTTTATCTAATTCATAACCAATTATATTAGTTCTACCTGTTCCTTTAGTTGTTAAACCTGACACAGCATTATTCCCCATACTGCCTTCAGCTTCAGCTTTCGCTACTCTTTTTTTAATTTCTGATAGTTCACTTTTACTAAAAAAATCTTCAGTAATTTTATCAGTAACACCTGCTAAATTTCTTAAATATAATCTAATTGAAGAAGGAAGTGCTTTAATTTTAGTTAATTTTTTAACTAATTTTTTATTATCTTTTAATCGTTGTAGGTTTTCTGGTTTTAATAAAAAACCAACCATTGATCCAGTTAGTTCTTTATTTGATCCTAAATATTCTGTTATTTTTTCTATCATTTAAAGTATAAGTTTGTCCGCCACAAATAATACAGCAGTTCCCGCTGCTGCTAAGAGAACCCAATAGATCTTATCTATCTTACCGCCCAATTTCTCAACGTCTTCGTGAAGGTGTTTTAAATCTTGCTTGGTTTTTAAAATTTCTTTTTTGATTCCTGCCATATGTCCGTACATTGATATAATATGTTCTCTAGTGTTTTTGGGCTCTATACTCATTATATTAGTTTATCTACTTGATCAATTCTTTCAAGTTTTTGATCTTCAGGTAATTGTGTAAATGGAATATTTACGTTTTGTTGTCCTACAAATCCAGGTGTTGCAGCTGCTCCTGTAACTACTGGAGGTAATTGTCCTGCTGGTGTGCTACCTAGATTAGGTATAATTGATTGTCTAAATGGATTTGGTAAATCAGGAAAGACATCCAAAGAAACCGGAGTTTCTGATAATATGTCATTAATAGTATCTATTATATCTTCTGCTGTGTCAAAAGGATTTGGTAAACCTAGTTGTTCAGCATTGAATTCAAAAATATTTTTAACATCGTTTGAAATACTATATGGTCTAAACTCTCCATCATTTAATGCATTAAAAGCTCTTCGTTCACCTCTTTTAATCATTTTTTCTTCAACTGCTTCTTCTGACATTCCTAAAATTTGAGCAGCCTTCATATCTTTATACATCTCTCTATTAATTTCAAATAGAGCTCTATTAGATTCTATGTATGCATCTACTACTTCTTCCGGAGTTACTACCCCACCTGTTAAAGTTTTTCTTGCAAATATACTTCTTGATGCTCTTATACCATCTTTGTAATCTGTAATTTTATAATTAATTCCTTTAGCAGGATCTATTTTTACTCTTCTCATTCCTGCAATACCCGATAATTCATTACCTAATTCATATTCAACTCCTCTTGGACCAAATCTTATATCACTTTCAGGAACTACTTTTGCTACTGAAGCTAATCCCAATCTTTTTAATTGATTCCAGTTTAAAGGAAATTGAGTTTCTGCTAAATGGGCAACTGATTTAGATAAAGCATCACCAACACTATCTACTTGCATATCATAAATTCTTCTTCCTTCTGCATCCACACCACCTCTTCCTAAGATAGGAGATACATCTTGTAGTGCTTGTGTCCACATTGATTCACTTATAAAAGGAGATCCAATTTCTTTTGTAGATTCAATTAAACCCAATAAGAAGTCTCCCATAATACCATCTTTATCATCTCTTCCTTCATTGACAGCATTAATAACAGTTTGAATAGGTCTAGTTAGAGTATCATATGCATTCATATGAGAGTAATCAATGTATTCTAATTTTCCATCTTTATCTCTAAAAGGTAGTAATGTAGAATTTTTAGACCATTTAGCAACGTATCTTCTCATAGCATCAATTTCTTCACTACTTACATCGTGAATAGTCTGTAGTGTAGCAACTGCTCCTGCAGGTAAAACTGTTGAAGTAACTGCCATACCAAATAATCTTTGTAACCCTCTATTTCTTAGAGGACTTACTTCTTTTCCATTCACTGTAACTTTATAAAAAATTTCATCTAAAGCTGTAGATACAATGTTAGTTCCTGTTCTCATAATTTCAGCAGGAAAGGCTACAAAATTACCTAATGGTAATTGTCTTAAACCTTTTACAAAATCAGATACAAATGCATAATTAGGTACATTATTTTTTACTAAATTAGCTGCTGTCTTTTTTAAATATTCATCATTAAATATTTGTTTAACTCCTTGAGGATCTACAAACTCCTGCCCTAATTTTAAACCTGAATTTCTATAAGCCTTATCTAATTTTGCTTTTTCACCAAAGTATGTAAATATTTTCCAAAAATCATCTTCAGCTGTGTATGCATCTTGTGCAAACTTTTTAGTTGCATTCATTTTTTTTAAAAAAGTATTTACTCCATTAAAGTCTGGACCAATTCTATTTAGTACTCCACCAAAATCTACATCTTCTAATAGTTTTTTTAAATCTCCTAATTGAACTTGAGAGTTAACTACTCCTAATCTTAAAAGGTCTTGATACATTGCATTTGCTTGTCTTGTCCCAGGACCTGCAACTTGTAAAGCATTCCAGGCAGCTCTGACATCTGCAGTATTTCCAAAAGGTAATAACCCATTTGCACCCGCAAAGGCAGCAGCACTTAAAAAGTTTCTTGCGTGAGTAAAAGGTGCAAGAATTGTTTTAGCCATTTGTGCTGTAGCTTTTGGATAAAGAATTGTATTTTGATAAAGTTGAGCAACAAAACTTTTTGATGTTTCTTTAGTTTTTCCTAATGCATCAGCATAATCATTTAAAGCAACTTTACCTTCAATAGGGTTTAAAATCTCTTCAGCTTTTTGAGCAGCTCTTTGTCTTTGTTTTTTACTTAATTTTTTACCTTTTGCAGATGCTTGAGCTATTTCAGCATCTAAAGTATCTTTTATTTTTTGATCAATTCTTGCTGCTTCTATTTCATCAACAGGTTTTAGTTTAGCTTTTGGATCATAAAATCTACCAATGGGTGTACCTCTCACCGCATCTTGTTTTCCTGGCGGAGATATAGTTTTAAAATCATTTCCAGTACCACCTGTGTATTTCCTAGCTTCTCCGGAGTTTGCAAATAAAAAAGGAACTCTAGGTTCTGGTCCTACTCTACCTGCGTTATCCCAAGCATCCCAATTTTTTTTTAATTTGTTTGATTCGATTACTAAATTATCTAACCATTTATTATATCTAACTTGAGAAGATAAATTAGCTGTTCCCTCAACTAATGTTGACATAGGGTTTTCAGATTTACCTAATAGT